GGGATGTTGCCAAGCCTAGGCGTGGGCGACGATGTAAGATTCGTACAGGTGCGACGGGAAACGTGCCAAGAGACCAGCGTGGGTTGGTGGATGCTTTGTTGAACAGGAATGCTGGTATTCCAGCTACGCGTGGTTATGTTAACTTGGATGAGAATCCTGCTCGGACCTTTGAGCAGGTTGCGTCGGTGTGTTTCGTTAGTGATTGGGAGGAACTGTTGGCTGGAGAGTTGCTCGAAGGGTTGTGGCAACCGACGTTAGGAGATTTGGAGGAGTACGTGGCTAAGGTTGAACCGGCTAAGGTGGACAGGTTGCTGGGTGAGTATTATTCATCGAGCGACGTGGACATGACGGAGTGGCAGATGATGGTTAAGGGTAAGCCTAAGCCCCCGATGAGTCAGGCTGCTGGGGACAAGGTGGCTATGCCACAGACAATCATGTACCATGGGTCGTCTGAAATGAATGCGCATTATTCGTCGATGTTGACTAGGTTTTACCATTTTTTCTCGACGAGGATTTTGCGGCCGGAGGTATCGTTGAATAATAGGCGTAACTTTGAAGAGCACGAGAGGTGGTTTAATTCGTTGGAGCCGGCTAGGGCGTCAGCTGATAATGTGTATGCGTATGAAGTTGACATGTCGAGTTACGATAGGTCACAGGAGCATGTTGCACTTATGTTCGAAGCTTATTTTTATAAGCGGATGGGTTTGAGTGATGAGGTGCGTCACATGTGGGCTAGGACGCACGGGCTTAAGCGTGCATCGTCTATGATGTTGGGAGTAGTGTTGTATCTGTTTGGTACAGGTCTGTCCGGCATTTTTAAAACGTTGTTTAGGAATGGGATTGTAAATTTGGCGGCGGTGGTCGTTTCGTGCGAGTTGCGGCGGTCGGATTTGGTATCGTTGGATATTACAGGGGATGATTCTGAGTTTGAGTTGTTAAGGCCGGTTGATTCAGCGGTCGCCGTTGAGGGTCTAGCTACCAGGTTTAACTTTAGCGCTAAGTTTATGACTTCTGATGTTATGTATATGTGTAGTAAGTACTGGGTTAGAGATTTGAGGACAGGTTGGTGGCATTACATGGCTGATCCGGTTCGGAAGTTAGAGTCTCTGTGTTCGACAGTGTATTGCGCAGATGAGGTGCTAGTCGAGAAGTGGGTATCGTTAGGTGCTGATTTGTGGAATTATGACGATGACGTCATGTTAGTGAAATTGGCGGAGGCCGTGAAGGAGAGGATGAGTCTTGCATTCACACCTTTGGGGCTGGTTAGAGCCCTGGCTAGGTTGGCTAGCAGTAGGGAAGCTTTCTTTAGTGTGTGGGAAGGTGAAAGTATTATCGGTTGATAATTATAATTCGTGGACATTTTGGCGGATTTGAGAGTGTCTAGACAGTTTTGTCGAGAGGTTTTTGGTTTACTCGTTGAGGTTTGCCCAA